TCCTCTTTATCACTTTCACTTTCACTTTTACTTTCACTACTATCGTCTTCTTTATCACTATATATCTGAGTTTGGTTTAGATTTTCTTTTGATTTATTATTGTACAATAATTCAAACATTCTAGAGATAATGGGATCTTCATAACAAAATGTTCTTCTAACCTCATTTGTATCGGTATTGATTATATGTCCGATATTCTCGAAATGACTATCTCCTAACCATAAAATGATGATAGAATCCCTCTTTTTATAATTGCAAGGACCTTGTCTATAAGGTAATCGTGTTCTACTATCAACAAAGTATATATCGCGCTTAAAGAAGTCAGATAGATATTCGATAGAGTCTTGTTGTATCCAGGTATTACTATCCTTAAGTTCTTCTCGGAATTTGCGATAGGCGGAGAAGATGGAGTGTTTAATGATTTCAGAGAGTAGAGTATCGAATTTTTTAGAGAAATACTCTCGTCGATGTTCACCGAGTTCGTTGTTAGAGTCGTGTTTATGTAGTTCGAGGCGAAATGCGTTATTTACTATTTTCTTGATGATTTTAACCCGATTATCAAAGGATAATGTTGGATTTTTACGGACATAACTACTACATTTATCAAAAGCAAGACTTAATACAATATTATCAAGTTTTTCAAATGATAAGATATTAGAGATTAATCTGTATAATTTGATACTTGTACTTATTGGTATTGTGATGTGTTGAATGGAATTAGAAGGTTTACTATTGGGATTAGTGATATAGTGATATATGTTTTTAAAATATTCCCGGATAAAGATTTGGATAGATACTTCGGATGAGCCTAAGCGTTTCCATTTACTCTCGGTTAAATTAGTTGATAAGGCTTTTCTGAGTTTAGATACATATTTCATCTTATCACAATGATTCATTGTGGCGCGATAAGTCGCAGATGATGCTGTTAATACGGAATGAAAAAAACATGAGCCTTCGCTAATGGTGCCAGTTCTAACTAGATTCGTATTAATAGAGGAGCTAAATCGGACAGTTTTTCCTGTAGGTAAAGGTCTTAAATTTTTATACATTTTAATATAGAAATTTATCTTTTTTAAATTTTAATTAAGGATTGAGTTATTTTCATATTTTAAACGATGTACATGACAAGATAGCATGGGAGTAAATATCCATATGAGAATCAATAGCACGATCATAGTTGACCATATCCACCAATCATCATACTTAATTTGGTCTGGGTTTGTGCAAGAGTTTTTGCGGTCTGTGTAGTATAGAGAACTTCCTATAACAATAACTAGAGTTAAGAAAAAAGCAAATATGAAACCTACGTAAATTCCATTATTATCGGTATAATCCATTTATTTTAAAAATATAATATATATTTAAAATAAATTATGAATAGAGAATTTAAAACTGTAAATTATAAACGTTTTGATACAAAAATCACCCCATTCACCTGTCTAGATACTGTGAATGGTTTCTGTGATGAGAATATATCTAAACAAGATTGTCTAGAGAAATGTCAGAATGAAGAATTGTGTAATGTCGGATACTGGAGATCAAATGATGACAAGAAACAAAATAGTCTAGGAACTTGTTATTCCTATAACAAGGATATTTTAGATCAAACTAATCCATATTACTTTATGCAACCGAGTAATAAGGGATCATCTGTATTTATTGATGGTGAACGGCATTCATTTCCACCAAAGGATGTTAGATATATATACTCTCATGATGTATTTTATTTACAGGATATGAATGGGGGTATAGTCGATAATAGTAGTATTGATGATCCTGGTGTTATGTTTGGAGATGGTGTAGGGACTCCGATCAAGATATATTCAGTGTATCCGACTTATAAGTATCTACATAATCGTGATACATTTGTTCCACCTAATTCGTTTAAAATTAAGAATTATTCGTTTGTATTGATGAGTATTGATGATACATTTATCGTAATGACACGTATAAATAGTAATACACTATCTCCAACTGATTTCTTGTTTAATACACAATATATCAGATGGTATCCGGGATTGATAAGAAATCAAATGCTTTCAGGGGATACATCAAATTGTATACAGTTAATATGTAGAGATAAGGGGCGAGATGAGTTTCTGGAGTATGGAGATAATATTATTATGAAATATGGAGGATTTCAGGAATTATTTGTAGATCATGAAATGTTGTATTTTTCTAATAATGTATTGAAAAATCCCTATTATTTTAAGATGAAATCCCAGGTTGATGTATCGTATTGTGATGGTAAACGATGTGTTAAGGATAAGATGAGTAATGTAGATAAAGATAAGAAAATATATAGAGTTGGGAATTGTTTTGAATTGTGTTAAATCTTATTAAAACGATAATGGATAAATAATATTATGTGGGATTTTATAGAACAAGTATCTGTAATTACTATCGATAAAGATCGTCATAAAACTATTCGAGAAAATCTAGAAACTGTAGGTATTCGAAACTATAAACTATATATCTTTAGAAAGAAGGGCAAGCGAAATGCTCCAGATAATATTGGTATAATAGACATTCTAAGATACGATAAGAAATCGTGTGGAGATGTCGCAAAAGAACTCTATAAAAGTCATATCAAACTCATCAAAGACGCCTATGAAGATAATAAGAAGACCGTTCTTGTATTAGAGGATGATGCACGTTTTGTAGATACATTAAATCCGGATAAAATCAAACGAGTTGGGGAATGGTTAACAAAAAACGATACATGGGAAGCATTTTATTTTGGAGGATTATCATGGGGTAAATGTCCTATTTCTATACCTATTACTAGAGATATTATGAAATGTTATAATGCTTTGTGTGGTCATAGTATTTTGTTTAGTCGTAGAGGTATGGAGAAGATACTAGATAACTATGAGTCAGAGCCGAATGTGCACGTTGATAGATTCTATGATACGGTATTAACGGAAAAATATATTTGCTTTCCAAATATCAACTACCAGGAAACAGATCCGGCGTTATTTTCAGATGCAGTAAACATAATTGTTCCTAAGGGGAAGAATGTATTTACTCCATTTGTTAAGATATATAATTGGATTTCCTATTATTTTGTAATTATATTAATCATACTTATTATAACTACTTATATATATCGTCGTTATAATAGAAAATAGATTATAATTAAGTAATTAATTATAATCAATCTAGATATGATATTCTCGTAGATATCCTATGATATCATGCATCAGACGGCAATCATATTCATTATATCTCTCAATATCAAGGATTTCTTTTCCTTCAGTTGGATTATCATCGTTTTTGTAAGTGCGATGTGCTCGTATCATTGCAGTCATACCATTATCGCATTGTCCTGAGTTATATGTATTAATCATACCAAACTCTCGCATTTTTCTAGCAATTTCCTTAATACTATAGCTATAACAATCCTTAATTACAATCGGTTCCTGTTTAAAAATTTGAGACATATCAATCCATGTATTAACAACATCCTTCTGTATTCTTGAGTTTCGGATTGATGAATTCCAGAAACTCTGTTCAGCATGCCAGTAATATATTTTTGGTCGTCCCATCGTCATATAAAACTGTATAAACCTTCTAATCGCATTCAGTTCATCATTTCTAGAATTATCTCTAGCTATAAAACTCCTATATCTCCAACATCCATCATCGTTCCATCCAACCCCAATCATAAATATCCTGTTATAAGAACTCTGAATAGGTAGACTACTGAAATTTTCGCAAATATCAGAAATAGTCTCAAAATCAACAAATATCTCTCGACTCCGATCTTTCCAACCCCCATAATTGGTAGAGATTTTTCTTGGTAATATAATATCGTCTACATCTCTATTTATTTTTATCATATTATCAACCACACGCCCTACACTACTATCTTCTTGAAATCCAATCCGATTACTATTACACTCTTCATTATAAAAAGATTTAATATTATTCTTCATCGCTTTCTCTCGATTTCGTTTTCCACATTTCCACAGTAGGGTAATATCACCCATATCCTTTGCTAATTCTCGTTTATAATCATTCCACTTTCCAGAATCAACACACATATTTGGATACAATTCCTTACGTGTCGGTGGATTTACACTCCAAAATTTCCCTCTATTAATCACATCCCGATACCATTTAACTCCCCTCGTGGTAGATGATGGAATATATTTATCATAATCGTTAAAATTTACAGTTCCTAAGCGACTAAAGCAAGAATCCCCAGAGAATGTTCGACCACGTTTACTGTATTTCCATCGTCGACCCAGAATATATGCCTTATTTGGATTATATTCTTGTAAATTAGATAATGCTTGATTATATATATATACTTGTGATTTATAGGCACGCATTCCCGAGTAATTATTAAGATGAATCCCATCACTTGCTAATTTAAGCGACTTGTATTTTACATCGATTACTCGGTAATGATAATCATCTGAAAATTTACATCCTATACGTTCTTCTTCTGAAGTTAATATATCATTATTAAATATCCGATTCATATAATCACTTCTCACTAGAATATCGGTAATACCATATGTCTTATTTCTTGTATTGAATACAGTTCCAGAATAGATTAAGGGTGTTCCTCGTTTTAGTTCTACTAATGTATTATTGACGTCCATAGATATATTATGAGTTACATTTAAACGAGTACCTGTATACCGTCTAGATAAGTATTCTATAACACCATTCTCAAAATCGATACCCTTCTGCTGTAAAAAAGAACGAAATGATAATCCATTACCTTTATATTCCTTCTTATTATTCCTATTGTGTATATTTAACCAGTCCACTAGATGATTATTCATCATTGAGTTATAGACTTTTGTAGCAGATACTATCGGAACTCTAGGTCGTAATTTAGAATAATTGGATAGGATACTCTTATTTAATCGTCTGCGTCTATTCTTACAGTATTTTTTAAATATAATGGTATTATTCATCATACTTGAACGTGTTCTGTAGGGTATATTTATATTCATTTTTATATTATACGTTTAGTATTTAAATAGATTGATTTGCAAATAATATACTGAATATAAATATTCATCATAAGATATTACTAAAAATTTAGCTCTTTTATAGATCTCGATCGAATTACCATTATCCTCTGTATAGTATCGATTACTCGTATCTATGACTCCATTCTCATTTGTATTCTCCTTGTTTATCATTTTCCTCGCAATATCTCGAATAAATCGTTTCGCATCATCTTCCGAAGATGTATATCCGTAAATACTATTATTCCGGATAATGACATACGCAATATCATCCGTCTTAGTTACCTCTTC